GACGATAATAGAACAGCCCCGCCCCGCCCGGCGGGGTTTTCTTTTGCCCGGTGATAGAAATTTTAAAAAATACTATTGCATTATACGGGTTTTTATGAGACAACCCTCATAGGCCATATTTAACGGGGCGTCGGCCAGCCCCACAATTACGGGAAAAATGAAAATGACACATACAATTGAAAACGGCAAAAACACCTTGACACGTCTTTTGGAAAAGGTCCGCGACGATGCGGCCCGGAAAGAAGATTATATCGCACCGACGCATGATTTGCAGAAAACCACTGATCATCAGGGCAACCCGCAAATCGTAGTTGAACAGCGGGGCGGGGTTCCGACAAAGCTTTTCAATGTTAATGACGTGGCTTTTGGTCAAATCGCGGGCCATGCCGGGATTGACGTTAGAACCGCCCGGCGGTTGCAGTCTGGCTATTCAGCCGAGTTCGACGGGCTGATTAATGCTATCTGGCAGAAAGAACCTGCCGTCCGGATGTTACGCACCCATGCCGGGCTGGCCTTGACCGACGGCGGCGTCGGCACGTTGCGGGCTTTTGTTTCTGACAAGTTTAAAACTTTTGACCATGTCAATTTGTTGCAGTCGGCCTTGCCACAATTGATGGATAGCGACGCCCGGTTTCAGGTTGTTAATGCCGAGGTAACCGACAAGCGCCTTTATTTGCGCCTGAAATCACTGGTGCATACTGGCGACGGCGCGGCCGTTGGCGACACTATGGCCAATGGCATTGGCTTGCAGAATAGTGAAGTTGGCGCGGGTTCGGTTTCTGTTTATCAAATCGCTTGGACACTGGCTTGCCTCAATGGTATGCAAACCCAAAATAAAACTCGGTCCAGCCATATCACTAGCGGCCGTGATGCCGACGATTGGGGCTTGCTATCTGATCAGGCAAAAGATGCTGACAATCGGGCGCTGGAATTAAAAATCCGGGATCTTGTCGGGGTTTATTCCAGCCGTGATGCATTCGACGACGTGTTGCAGAAAATGCGCGACGCGGCGGCCGACGTTATCGACGGCGAAGCAATCGACAAAACCGACGTTGTGGCAAATCTTGGCGCGGTTATGAAGTTGACCAAAAAAGAGACCGACGACGTTTTAAACGGGCTTTTGGATACCATCGGCCAGTCTGGATACGAGCGCGAAAAGCCCCTATCCCGGGCCACCCTCATTAATGCCGTGACGGCCGTATCTCACAAGGCCGACGCCGACGACGTCGATATGTGGCAACAGCGCGGCGGCCAGCTATTGGATATGCGCCCGGCCGACTGGCGTCGCGTCGCGGTGGCCGCATAATCGCCCCGCATATATAACAACCGGCCCCGCCCTAATCGGCGGGGCTTTTTTGTTAGGGCTTGCCATAAATAGGATAATATGCGATAAAGCGGTATCTTTTAAAAATACGGGAATTAAAACGATGCTGAAAACTGTTAAATTATCACGAGCGAATAAAACCGACGGGATCGCCGTTACCTACCGGGCGGGCCGGGCCGACAAGTTTGACACTTGCCCGGCGTCATGCGAGTTAAACCCGAGCGGGCGCGGTTGCGCCCCGGCCGATATCGACGACGAATATTTGGCCGCTTTATTAGATGCCAAGCCCCGGGGCGGTTTCTCTTTTACCTACTCGCATTTTTCCCCGCTATATTGGGCGCATAAATTGGCCCCCAATAAGACAGTCATAAACTACAGCGCCCCCAATTTAAACGCGGCGGTTTCATGCATTGCAACCGGGATACCGGCGGTTGCGGTTGTCCCGGCCGAATTCTGGAAAAACCGGGACAATGCAAAAAACGTGAAAATAACCGACAATAGCGCCAAGCCCCGGACCGCCGACGCGGTGCGATGCCCGGCCGAGTACAACAAAAAAATCGGTTGCGTAAATTGCGGCGGCGCGGCTGGCCCGTTATGCGCTCGGCTGGACCGGGCTTTTGCTGTTCTATTCACCGCGCATGGCCCCGGCAAAAATAAAGCCGCGTCGGATGATCCGGGCGGGTGTTATGCCGGGCATGGTCATGTTGCTATACACTGGCAAGCTTTATCGGATGCCGACGACGACGGCCGGACCGATGCCGAGCGGTTGCGCGAATTCGCCGCCGAATTGCCGCCCCGGTCAATCATCCGGCATCACGTCGCCGGGGACATTGGCCGCGAATAAACCCGCCCGGCTGGCCCCCATTGCCCCGCCCTAATCGGCGGGGCTTTTTTATGGGGGGTTTACATATGGGATAAAACCCATATAATCGACGGCGTTGGGGTTGCCATGGTGGCCGCCCCCGAATTACGGGAATAAAGAAAATGGAAAATCTAAACTTTAACGACGACGCAATTATAGATCCCCGCGACGCCGAGCTTGCCGAGCTTCGCCGTCAACTGGCCGAGGCAAACCGCCGGGCCGATTACCGGGCGGCGCAATTGGATGAATTCGGCGACGCTATAATGGGCGTTATCGGGGACAAAGTGGAAGCGCTGGCCACTAGCGCGGCCCGGGATATGCTGGAAAGTGATTTTGATATTCATGATTATGAAAGTGAAATCGACGACATGATAGCCGAGCGCTTGCCCGAGCGCGACGACGACGATCACCGCGAAGCCGTCGAGTCTATCGTTAAAGAAATCATCGAGGGCGCAACATTGCGGTTGGATACGATTTAAAGCCCCTACAACGCCCACAACGCCCCCGCCGGTAGTATTCCAGCGGGGGTTTTTTAATGCCCGCTAGCTGGCCAGCTATGGGCGATTAAACCAGTGAAGCTTGCCCGGCCCCGCCCCGGGGACCATGGCCCAAACCTACCGGACCGGGGACCGCGCACCGGGGACCGGCGGCCATGATGCCCGGCCCGGGGACCGCGGGCCGCGATGCCAGCGCCGGGAAAATCTACCCGGGTTTCGCTGGCCGGGGAAAACGCCCCGGGGCCCCGGCATATCGGGTCAAAAACCGCAGAAATCCGCCAAAAAATCGCGATCCGAGCGCCGCCGCCCACGCGCCTGCCTACGGGGGCAAGGGCCATGTTTCTCTCAAATAATTATGTGAAAAACGATATGGTTGTTTCACGTGAAACAATTGCCTAATTATTAGGCAAATACGCAAGGCTTGTTAACTGTCAATAAAACGTGCATATTTTATCGACAAATTGTAAACGTAAGGGGCCCCCGATGGATGTTTCCGAACAGGAACTGAAGCTTCGCCTGCGACTCGCCCAGTTAGAGAAAAATGAAGCTTGTCAGAAAGAATTTTTAACTTTTGTAAAATCTATGTGGCCTGAGTTTATTGCTGGTCGTCACCACAAAATTATTGCTGAAAAGCTAGAGCGCGTAGCTAAAGGCGAGCTAAAGCGCTTGATCATCAACATGGCTCCGCGTCATACGAAGTCAGAGTTTGCATCCTTCTTGTTTCCGGCGTGGATGATGGGCAAGAACCCGCGCATGAAGATAATTCAAGCGACGCACACCACTGAGCTTGCCGTTAACTTTGGTCGTAAAACAAAAAACCTTTTGGATAGTGACGAATACAGAGAGGTATTTCCAAATGTTAAATTGGCTGCTGATAGTAAAGCTTCTGGTCGTTGGGACACTTCTGCTGGGGGGATGTACTATGCAGTTGGAGTCGGATCCAACCTTGCGGGTCGTGGTGGCGACTTGGTGATCATTGACGATCCGCACTCGGAACAGACTGCGATGTCAGCGAATGGTTTTGAAGATGCGTGGGACTGGTACACTGGGGGCCCCCGGCAACGTCTCCAGCCGGGTGGGTCAATAGTTCTGGTCCAAACTCGGTGGTCCGAAAAAGATATGACAGGGCAACTTTTAAGAGCTATGGCTAAAGATCCCTTGGCCGACCAGTGGGAAGTTGTCGAACTGCCAGCTATTTTTGATGACGGGACGCCCTGCTGGCCGGAGTTCTGGTCCCTTGATGACCTGACCGCGGTCCGCGCATCTATTCCGCCGAGCAAGTGGAATGCTCAGTATCAGCAGAACCCAACAGGTGAAGAGAACGCCATCATACCTCGCCAGTGGTGGAAGCGCTGGGAGAAAGACAAGGTTCCAAATCTTGAATATGTCATACAGAGCTATGATACTGCGTTTAGTAAACGCGAGACGGCTGACTTTTCTGCTATCACAACGTGGGGCGTGTTTCGTCCAGAAGAGATTGGGGGACCCCCGGCGCTAATTCTTTTGGACAGTAAGAAGGACCGGTGGGATTTTCCAGAACTAAAGCAGGTTGCTTTGGAGGAATATAATTATTGGGACCCCGACACCGTCATCGTGGAAGCGAAGGCATCTGGTCTACCGCTCACTCAAGAATTAAGAAACATGGGAATACCAGTTGTTAACTTTACGCCGAGCAAGGGTAATGATAAGATAACCCGAGTTCATTCTGTGTCACCTTTGTTTGAAGCTGGTATGGTCTGGGCCCCCGACACCACCTTTGCGGATGAGATGATCGAAGAGGTGGCTGCGTTTCCAAACGGGGAGTATGATGATTTGGTGGATAGCATGACACAGGCTTTGATGCGGTATCGTCAGGGTAACTTTGTTCAACTGCCGTCCGATGACTGGGATGACGAAGACACCAACGTAAGGGTTAGGGCGTATTACTAATGGCAGATAGTGTAGTAGATCTTGGGGCGGCTGCCGTAGAAGGCATAGGCGATTTCTTTTCTGATGTGTATGATTATATGACAGGGGCCCCTAAAGCTTCTGCTTCGGAGGGGTATTTTATTAATCGCAGCCGTGGCGCTCAAACATATGTTGGCGGTAAGCGCCCAGAAGGTCAGACGTTTATTGAATATCTAGGTTTTGCAGAAGGCGGCGACGTTCCGCTACAGGACGACGGGTCCCTTCCCGGTGTAGATGACTTACGTTTTATGACCCCTGCCGAAGTAGAAGAAGGATCGTATTCTTTTCTTCAAGACATGGAGCAGCAGATGATGGATCATCTGACTGCGGCTCAAAGCGTTCATGAAGAGAACAGCCCCCTGCGTCAAAGTTTAGATATGAAGCGCTACCACTATGAAGAAGCGGAAAAACTACGCGACCAGATTGAACAGTTTAGAGAGCGCCGCGCAAGCGCCATCTTGAATTACCCTGACAGCGAAACAAAAATGTACATGAAAGAAGGTCAGGACCCATATGTACGTGGATTCCCTGACTCTATTGTTCAGGGTTACGAAGAAGGCGGCATAGCTATTCCACAAGAAGACATGGACCAGTTCGTTGAGTTCATTCAGCGCAACCGGCCCTCATATACAGAAGGCGAGACCACGGAATATCGGGACTTTCCTATTCTTGGCATGACCCCGGTCCAAAGCCCGCCCAAAGATATTGGAACAGCCACGGGCCGCGGGCAGGGCATCGGGGACTTAGATTTTTACGAAGGGTTCGCCCAACCGCAGTTCCCGATCCGTCCTATTGAGAAGCAGCGTTTTGAACAAAAGCGCGGGTTCCAGATGGGCACAAAGATTAAATTGGGTGACCGGGACGACGCGGTTGGCGGGAAACTTTTAAAGCAAGCAGGCGTACAGGCATCGGCGTCTCAGGTTCTGGATAACTTAGACCCGAAGGTACTTTCTCAGATGTCTCGTATTTTGGGGCGGAACATTGGCTAGTAATCCGGAAGACGACTTCCTTCAGTACGAACCTGCTCCGGAAGGCGCGTACCGTGAGCTTGGCATCGGGGCCCTTCAGGGTGCGACAACGGATTTAGGTGGCGGCATCGTGGACATCGGTGCGTTGACCACGGGCCTCGCGTCAAAGATAGATCCCCGTCTTTTAGCTATGTCGCCTACGGCATCTGCGCTTGCGGCTGCGGACCCTGCTATGCAGGACGTTGCGGCTGAGTATGGGTCCGAGGCCCTCGGTTCACGGTTCTTTCCTGCTGTACCGGAGGGTTTGGAGGGTTACCGTGATTTAGGTCGATTGGCTGGTGGTGTCACGGGTGCCGGAGAGGCGATCACGGCCCGCGGCTCACGGGCCTTACTTGGCGGCATACAGGATTTTATGCAGTATCTGCCGAATGTACGCCCGCAGGCTGTTACCCCGGATGGTCAGATTATACCTTTACCAGACACCTCTGTCACGGAGATGCTGGCGTCTGCGGATACGCCGGGTATTAATCCGAAGTACGCCAAGGACATAAAGAAGGCGGAAAGTACAGCGGCAAAGCGCTTGGAAGAAGGCGAAGACCCTCGCAAGGTATTTGAAGAGACAGGGTTTATGCGTATTAATGTGGATGCGAGACCCGGCCGGGAAGCAGGGGATGCCCCGCTTGAAACCAAGATGGTTTTCGACATCCCGGATAACTTAACGCAGATCAATGTAGGTGGTTTGTTGCCAGAGTCCGTTGCCTCTAAGGTATCGGCGGGTAAGTCCGGCAAGGAGGTCATGGACGCTTTTAAAAAGCTGAACGACCCCAAAAACTATTTTGTTGAAGAGTTTCACCGTGGCGGCAAGTACGGTAGAAGCGTAAAGTTTAAGTTAAAAGATGTGATGGGTGAGGATCACCCGCTTTTTGATGTATTCCCAGATTTAGGAGATGAGATAGATTTCAGAATTGTAGAAAAGCTCCCAAAAGGGACTGGTGGTCACTGGGATGACAGCACCAACACGATTGCTATTAAAGCGGATTACTTGGGGGACGACCGGTATACATCTACACTTCTGGTTCATGAGTTAGCGCATGTGTTGCAGACACGCGGGGACTTGCCCGGGGGCAGTTCGCCGTTCTTGGTTAAGGAGAGTGTGTCTGGCAATTTCTGGAACAGCTTCATGCTGGATCAAAGCACAGACGCTTTGGCAGAACCAAACAACACAAGTTTTAAGCCGTTTGAGTTTTTCCACGAGCTACGCTCTAAGGCCGACGCAAAGGTTTTAGAGAATGTAGTAGAACGGGCCCGATTGAACGTAAAGAATGCGAACCCGGGGGCCCCGGACAATTTGTCTAGAATGTGGCCCGGCAACCTGAACAGCACTGCCCCCATTAATTTGGACGAAATGCCCTATAGGGATGAGGTGTTGGCGGAGATGCGCCGCCTTATCAAGGAAAAAGAAGAAAAAGCTTTTAAAGAGGCCGAGGCCTATCAGGCTCTTGGTATCGACATATTCCGAGGAACGGACCCGGAGACGGGTAGTTTAAGACTAGGGCCGTCTGCTCAAGGGAATTACATGAGGACGCGGGGCGAGTTTATGGCTCGTTTGCAGGAGGCATATGCTTTGGCAACAGAGGGTAAGCCGGTAGGTGAGCGTCGTAAATTGTTTCCTATGGATATACCCAGAGAGGGGGCCCGTCCAACAGCAGACGCCCCGGGCGGCAACAGGGGAATAGCGGGTACGTCCTTGGAGGAGTTTAAGCAGGTTCGACCCGGCTCTGGTCATATGGTTGGTACGGAGCTAAAGAGTTATGACACGGAAGGCGCGGAAAGAGGCTTGGTCGATGTCGAAGGTCTGATTAACGTAGACAAGATACCGGAAGACCTGAAAAAGAAGATTGAGCGGCCTAGTGGTCCTGCTGCGGCTTTGGCTCCAGAAGCGCTGGGCGAAAGCATAGGCGGCCAAGCGATTATTCCGACTATGCCAAACAGGTTTTTCTTTGAAGACTTAGATATGTCGGAGATTACCTTACGCCCTAGTCTGGATTTAAAGGGCAATGAAATCCCCAACAGCGTGGATATTGAACTTATTCGTGCAGGGAAAAAAGGTAAGGGCCACGGCACAGAAATAATGCGTCGTTTGACTAAGATGGCGGACGAAACAGGTACAGCAATGACTTTGTTTCCGACACCATATGGGGACGGCGGGTTAGAACTAGAAGACCTTGTTGCCTTTTACAAAAAGCAAGGGTTTGAATATTTAGACCCCGATCCGGACATTCCTGACTTAGACCGGGAAATGATCCGTTATCCGCGGAAGGCGGACGGCGGCATAATTAGCATGGTAGACGTAGCGCGGTCCACGGGCCGCGGCCCTAAAGGCGTGGCTTCTCTAGCGCCAAAAGCTAGGAATATGTTCCGCCCTATGGTAAGTTAATCCCAAAGGAGAAGTTATATGGCTCGTGAACCGATAGCCGGGATGATTGATAAGAACGTCCCGTCACAACTTGATCCGGAAGATCTGGCCGCCGAGGTGGAACTGGAGGTTCCCGGCAGCATGGACAACGTCGTAGCCTTTGAGGGCATGGCGGAAGGGATGGATATTGAGATTACGCCGGAGGAAGACGGCGGAATGACCGTGGACTTTGACCCGCAGGACCAGCGCGGTGAGAGTGACGATTTTTACATGAACTTGGCAGAAGAAATGCCGGAGCGCGAGTTAGGTCGCATTGCCGGTGAGTTGATGTCCGAGTTCGATAGTAACAAAGCTAGTAGACAGGATTGGGAAGATGCTTATGCAAACGGTCTTGAACTCCTTGGGTTCAACTACGAGGAGAGGACCCAGCCGTTCAGAGGGGCCTCGGGGGTTACGCACCCGTTGCTTGCCGAGGCGGCTACGCAGTTTCAGGCGCAGGCGTTCAATGAGTTGTTGCCAGCCAGCGGGCCCGTGCGAACTACTATTGTGGGAAGCGAAACAAGGGACAAACAGCAGCAGTCACAGCGCGTAAGGCAGTTTATGAACTACTACATCACCAATGTGATGGAGGAATATACGCCTGAACTGGACCAGATGCTGTTTTATTTGCCGCTTGCAGGGTCCACATTTAAGAAAGTTTACTATGATGAGACGCTAGGGCGGGCTGTAAGTAAGTTTATACCGGCAGAACACCTAGTTGTGCCGTATGAAACGTCAGATTTAGAGACTTGTCCTAATATAACCCAGAGTATCCGCATGTCTTTGAACGATTTGCGGAAGAAACAGGTGGCTGGGTTCTATCTGGACATTCCGGTTTTGCCTGCACAGCAGGAAAATGACTCTGTTACGGACGAAATTGACCGGATTGACGGCATGTCATCGTCTCAAATTGACTACGACTGCACCATTTTGGAGTGTCATGTTGATTTGGACCTTGAGGGGTACGAAGATACGGACGATGACGGTGAGCCAACGGGTATTAAGATACCATATGTTGTCACAATTAGTCAGGATAACGGCCAAATATTGGCAATTCGGCGAAATTATCGCGAAGATGACCCGGAAAAGCGCAAAATACAGTATTTTGTGCATTATAAGTTTCTTCCGGGCTTTGGTTTCTACGGTTTGGGGCTTATTCACACCATTGGCGGGTTGTCACGCACCGCCACGGCGGCACTGAGGCAGCTTATCGACGCTGGAACGCTATCCAACCTCCCTGCGGGCTTCAAAGCCCGTGGATTGCGTATTCGGGACGACGATGACCCGCTTCAGCCCGGCGAGTTTCGCGATGTCGATGCTCCCGGAGGGGCTATTCGTGACAGCCTGATGCCGTTGCCATTCAAAGGCCCTGACCAGACGTTGTTTAATTTGCTTGGTTTTGTGGTCGATGCGGGCCAGCGGTTTGCCACAATTACCGACATGAAGGTAGGTGACGGCAACCAGCAGGCTGCGGTGGGGACAACTATTGCGCTGTTGGAGCAGGGCTCTCGTGTGATGAGTGCGGTGCATAAGCGCTTGCACTACGCGATGAAGCTTGAGTTCAAGCTGCTTGCCAAGGTGATGGCGGAGTTTCTGCCTCAAGAGTATCCGTATTCGATAGAGGGTGCGGATACCAGCGTTATGGCAACGGACTTTGATGATAGGGTTGACGTAGTACCTGTGTCAGACCCAAATGTATTTAGTCAGGCCCAGCGGATTGCGTTGGCTCAGACTAAGTTGCAGTTGGCGGGTGCGGCTCCTGAGATGCACAACATGTACGAGGTGTATCGTGACATGTATGATGCGCTGGGAGTCAAGGACACCGACAGGATTATGAAGCGTATCCCTGACGATGAGCCTACACCTAAAGATCCGGCGCAAGAGAACATCGACGCGATGGACATGGTGCCGCTACATGCGTTTGAAGGTCAGGAGCACGAAGCGCACATCATGGCACACATGGTGTTTGGCTCTACGCCTATGGTGGCAAGTATGCCTGCTATGGCGATGGCTTTGCAGAAGCACATTATGGAGCATGTAAAGATTGCAGCGCGGGAACGGGCCGCAGTGCAGTTTATTCAGAGCAGACAAGCCGCGGGCGGCGAGGCGGCTACTGAAGAAGAAATGCTGGCTATTGAGGGCCTGACAGCACAGTTTGTTGCCGAAGGTATGCAGATGGTCAAGCAGATGTCTCAGCAGGTGTCCGGCCAAGGCCCAGATCCTCTGGTACAACTCAAGGAGCAGGAGCTACAGATTAAGGCGCAAGCCGAACAGGCCGATGCCCAAGTGGATCAAGCCAAGCTCAATCTTGAGGCTCAGAACCAGCGGATGCGGGCAGATCAATTCCAACAGCGGCTGGCTAGCCAAGAGCGGCAGACAGCAGCACGTATCGACTCAGCTATGGAACGGGAAATGCTGAAAAACAGAGGGACCACGTAAATATTTCATAGCTTGGGGGCTACATGATTGCAGAAACGCTTGCGGGCATAGCGCTCGTCAAGTCCGCCGTTGATGGTATAAAAAGTGCTATTGGCACGGCAAAAGACGTTAGCGAGATCGCCGGATACATAGACCAGCTTTTTGAAGGCGAAAAGCAGGTACAGCAGAAAAGAGCAAAAAAGTCAGGAGCCCGAATTGCAGATCAGTTCGGGGTATCTACTGTTGCGTCCGAAGTCATAGATGCCCGTCTGGCACAAGAGAAGATGCAGGAGATGCGTACTCTTGTCGATTTGCGGTTTGGCCCCGGTACGTGGCAAAGTATAGTAGATGAACGCGCTAAGCGTATAAGAGAGGCTAAAGAGGCCGCAGCAGAAGCAGAGCGCAAAAGACTAGAAGAAGCCGCTCATTTTGAAGAGGTCATGAAGCAAGTTGTCATGACCGGGGCGGTTGTATTAATGACTTTCGGACTTTTTGTGTTTTTGTTTAAGGTGGTGCTATGACGGTAGATAAGTTTTTAGAATGGAAGATACTGCCACGGTTTATGATGCTGGTTAGCACCGCGATGTCTTGGCGCTGCGCTGAGTGGTTTATGGCTCTAGAAGAGCCAACAGCTAGTCAGAGCGCTTTTGTAAGCGTGGTTATGGGCGTCATGACAGGTGTATTTGGCATATGGATGGGGCATGAGCACAAGCCCGCCCCGAAAAAAGATGTTTAAAGTCATCGTTTTAGCTTGTAGTATTGCTTTTCCAGACGATTGTTGGGAGTATCATGACACACGTGGACCATATAAAACGTATGAACAATGTCAGGAACGCGCATATGTTATGGGAAACGACATAGCACAAATACATGAAGGTCGCATCATGCCACGACAGTTTCGTTGCGTACCGCTAAAAGGAACTCAATTATGATACAAGCATTGATAGGCCCTGTTACTGGGCTGTTAGACAAGTTCATTGAAGATAAGGACCAAAAGAACAAGTTGGCACACGAGCTTGCCACAATGGCAGACAAACATGCTCAAGAGCTTGCTAAAGGTCAGCTTGCTATCAACGCAGAAGAGGCCAAACACCGTAGCATTTTTGTGGCAGGCTGGAGACCCTTTATTGGCTGGACATGCGGGATTGCGCTAATGGCTCACTTTGTTTTATTTCCGGCGACAGATTTTGTTGTGGCCTACATGGGCTACGAAGTTCCACCGATGCCTGCTTTTGATATGGACAGCTTGATGACTGTACTACTTGGTATGCTTGGGCTTGGTGGTATGCGTAGCTTTGAAAAGTTCAAAGGACTCACCAAATAATGGAAGCAAACTTTTTTAAGAGCCTTGAGATGGTGCTGCACCACGAAGGTGGTTTTGTGGATCACCCGGAAGATCCGGGTGGCGCAACCAACAAGGGGATTACGCACAAAACGTATGCGGATTTTCTTGGTCGTCCCTTAGAAGATGTAAGCGAATTACAGAACATCCCGGAAGAGCATGTTCAGCAGATTTACAAGAACGGCTACTGGGACAAGGTCAAGGGTGATGAGTTGCCCGGCGGTGTAGACTTTTGCGTTTTTGATTGGGCCGTGAACAGCGGGCCGGGCCGCGCAGCAAAAGCTCTGCAAAAAGCGGTCATGGTTGCACAGGACGGGGCTATTGGCCCGATAACTTTGGCGGCTGTATCTGAGTACACATCTACTGAGATTATAGAGTCAGTGACTAAAAGTCGCATTGAATTTTACAAAAGTCTAAAGACATATGACACTTTTGGTAAAGGTTGGTTAAGAAGGGTAAAAGAAACTCGTGACTTTGCGTTGGAACTGGTATAACACTATATCAGACTTAACGCGGAGATATGTGAGTGGATGAAGTTTATTTTGCCGAAGCCGTTTTTAGAATTATCAAGGAGCGGCGTCAGGCAGTTCAAGACTTGTTAATTTATGACAATGTCAAGAACATGGAGCAATATCGTGAGCTCATGGGGAATTTAAAATCCCTAGATCACGTGGAACAGGAACTCAAGAGCCTGCTAGATAAACAGGAGCGAAGCAATGGCTGAAGCGCAAAAAGTGGACCTTGAAGGTGTTAGTGCAGGTGTCGCGGACCTTGCATCAGCTTACAAGGATGTTACGGACAAAGTATTGGACCCCGAGTCTATCGGCGGTTCTCTCCTAGAAAGGATGCCAGACCCGACGGGCTGGCGTTTGCTTATTCTACCTTATCGCGGGAAAGGTAAGACCGATGGCGGTATTTATCTGCCAGATACGGTGGTTAATGAGCAGACTATCTCTACACAGGTTGGCTATGTCCTCAAAGTAGGGCCTCTGGCTTATAAGGACACGGAAAAGTTTATTTCTGGTCCGTGGTGTGAGCAGGGTGATTGGGTGATGTTTGCCCGTTACGCTGGTTCTCGTTTCAAGATTGATGGTGGCGAGGTTCGTTTACTTAACGACGACGAAATCTTGGCCAAAATCAAAGAGCCTGAAGATATTTTACATTTCTAGGAGTTATAAATGTCAGAAGACGATAAGAGAGAAGACCAGATTGAACTAGATCTGGGGGATGAGCAGGAGGTAGAGGTTTCTACCGGCGGAGACGATGACGGCGAGGAACAGCCGTTAGCCGCATCCGAAGAAGATAATTTTGATAAAGCCGAAAACGCCACGCAAAAGCGCATTGACCGCTTGACAAAGAAAATGCGTGAAGCAGAACGTCAGCGCGAAGAAGCTATAAAGTACGCTCAAGGGGTTCAGTCTGAAGCCGAGCAGCTAAAAAAGCGCATGGATGCTTTAGATAATAGCTACGTAAATGAGTACACCACTCGTGTTGAAACTCAGATGAGCACGGCGGAGCAGGAGCTTGCTAGGGCTATTGAGGTGGGCGACACAAACGGCGTTATTGAGGCGCAGCGTAAGATAACCAGTTTGGCTATTGAAAACGACCGCGCCAAACAGGCGAAAATCCAACAGGAGCGTTACGCTCAGCAGGTACAGGCTCAAAGGCAACAGCAGGTTCAGCAGCCCATGCCGCAACAACAGCCCCGTCGGCCTGACCCAAAAGCCGAACAGTGGGCGCAACGCAATAGCTGGTTTGGTGACGATGAAGCTATGACTTATGCCGCTTTTGGTGTGCATAAGAAATTAGTGGAGGATGAAGGGTTTGACCCACAGTCCGATGAGTACTATAATGAGCTTGACAAGCGTATGGCGATTGAGTTTCCTCATAAGCTTAACGGTGGTAGCAAACGGCCCGCTCAGACGGTTGCTTCCGTATCCCGCAATACCTCTGGGCGCAGTAGTGGGAAAAAGGTTAGACTCACCCCTAGCCAAGTCGCAATAGCGAAGAAATTGGGTGTGCCGCTTGAAGAATACGCGAAATACGTGAAGGAGTAAGGTAATGAGTGAACAGACAATTAATCGGACTTCTCGCGCAACACAAACTCGGGAGAAAACGGCAAGGCGTAAGCCGTGGGCTCCCCCGTCTATGTTGGATGCACCACCTGCACCGGATGGTTTTAAGCATCGTTGGATCCGGGCTGAAACCCGTGGTTTTGACGATACTAAAAACGTCAGCGCAAAAATGCGCGAAGGTTGGGAACTGGTTCGTAAGGATGAGTACCCCGACTTTGAGGCCCCGGTAATCGACTCAGGTAAATACGAAGGTGTGTTTGGAGTAGGTGGACTTATTCTTGCTCGTATACCGTTGGAAACGGTTGCAGAACGGAAGGCATATTTCGATCAGAGAAATGCTGACCAGATGCAGGCTGTGGACCACGATATGATGCGCGAGAATGCTCATTCAACCATGACGATTACTAAACCTGATCGTCAATCTCGTGTAACCTTTGGCGGTCCACAAAGATAAGGGCCGTCCTGATTAGGAGAAAAATCCGATGGCAAATGCAAATACTGCCTATGGTCTTCGTCCTATCGGGCTTGTTGGAAGTGGTGCTAACTCTACCGGTGTAACCGAGTACGAAATCGCATCCAACAACACCAATGCCATTTATCAATACGCTATTGTCACCCCTACGGCGGCAGGTGTTATTGATTATGCTGGCGCGACAAGCGGCGGCACAAACCCGGCTCTTGGTGTCCTGATGGGCGTTCAATACCACGACTCAGTCCAGAAGAAGCCTGTATGGCTGAACTACTGGCCGGGTTCTGGTTCCGTAAGTGTTGACACTAACTATCCCGTAAAGGCTCTGGTTGCTGACAACCCTAACCAACTGTTCAAAGTAGCGTCTGACGCATCACTGACAGACCGTGCAACGGCTCTGGCGGGTGTGTTTGCCAACGCATCTTTGGGCACATCAGCCCGCACTGGCGACTCCAACACTGGTATCGCAAACGGTGCACTTAGCGTGTCTTCAATCGCAACAACTGCTACTCTGCCGCTGCGTATCGTTGGCATCATGGATGATGAAGCTAACAGCGATTACACTGCTGCCGGTATCCCACTGGTTGTTCGTTTGAACGCACATTTCAACTCACCGACTAGCCGTTTTGACTCGCAGACTACTGCGACCTCAACGGGCGTTTAAGGAGGGTATAGACAATGGCTATTTCTCGCGCACAACTTGCGAAAGAGCTTGAGCCCGGCTTGAATGCCTTGTTCGGTCTTGAGTATGATCGCTACGAAAACGAACACGCTGAGATCTTCGACGAAGAGTCATCAGATCGTGCATTCGAAGAAGAGGTGATGCTCGGTGGATTTTCTACAGCACCGGTCAAGGGTGAAGGCTCTGCCGTCAGCTTTGACGATGCTAACGAAACATACACTGCTCGTTACACACATGAGACAATCGCACTGGCGTTCTCAATCACTGAAGAAGCGATTGAAGATAACCTGTACGACCGTCTGGCATCTCGCTACACCAAGGCTCTGGCCCGTTCAATGGCGCAGACCAAGCAGATTAAAGCTGCCTCAATCCTGAACAATGCGTTCAGCACAGGTAGCCCAATCGGCGACGGTGCAGCACTTTGCTCTTCAGCACACCCATCACTGTCAGGTAACCAACGTAACCAGTTGACTACCGCAGCCGACCTCAACGAGACTTCTCTTGAGCAGATGCTGATTGACATTGCTGGTCTGACTGATGAGCGTGGCCTGAAGATCGCAGTTCGTGGTACAAAGCTGATCATCCCGAAAGAACTGCAATTCATTGCAGAGCGGGTAATCAACTCAAACCTTCGTTCAGGTACAGCCGACAACGACGCAAACGCCATGAAGAACATGGGTATGTTGCCTGAAGGGGCAGTGGTTAACCACTTCCTGACAGACACAGACGCTTTCTTCATTAAGACGGATGCGCCAAACGGCTTCAAGTACTTCAACCGTGCACCAATCAAAACTGCCATGGAAGGTGACTTTGACACCGGCAACATGCGGTTTAAGGCCCGTGAGCGTTACAGCTTCGGTGTTTCCGATTGGCGTTGCGTGTTTGGTACTCCGGGTGCCTAACAACATCTTTAACGGATTTGAAAGGGCGGCTTCACAGTCGCCCTTTTTTATTGTAAGATGACTTATCCCTGACAGCCGCATCGTGCGGCTGACACTAGCCACGACAGGAGATAGACATGGCTCGTACAACTTTTTCAGGCCCGCTGAAGGTAGATACCGCTTTCTGGGCAACCCCAATTCTTTTTGCAGACTTGCCTACCGCTTCAGCCGATAATGAAGGGTACATTTATTATGTGTCAAATGCGTTAAAAGCTTCTGAAACAGCTACAAACGGCACAGGCAACCTTGTGTTTTCTGATGGATCAAACTGGATTCGTGTAGACACTGGCGCAACTGCTGCTGCGTAAGGGGGCTTAAATGGCGGACTCTGATGTAAAATCAAAGCGCATTACTGCAACGGGGTCACTCGCTGTTGGTCCTGCGCGTATCCGTCAGATCCAGTTGAAAACAACAACCGGTACACCACGCCTTACCGTTACCGACGGTAATGGCGGGTCTACCGTTTTAGATTTGGATTTCAACGCTTCTGACACACACTCTGTAAACATTCCGTCAAACGGTATTCGGGTGAGCGATATTTACGTATCTGCTTTCACAAATATCACCGCGGCTACAGTTTTTTACAACTAAACGGAGGCTCAAATGGCACGTGAAGTAAGCTCTATCACTCGTGTAGGGACTTCAGAGCCGTTTGAGCTTCAAGTTGCCCGCGGCCAAATATCCTATCATTCTGTACGAAATATTTTTGGGTTTAATGCGACCATAGGCACTGCTTATAGAACGCCGTGGGAGCTTGCTAATACAAATGCGTTGCCGCTTATCAGCACGGCCTCTCAGTTAGACGTAGCAAGTAGTGCTGCGGGCGACACAACGCAGGTTGTTCGTTTAATTGGGCTTGATTCAGATTATAATGTTATAGCTGAAAACATCAGCTTAAACGGCACAACTACGGTCACAACCACAAACAGTTTTAAGGCTATTAATGATTTTATCACAGTATCCGGTAATTGTGCGGGAAACGTGACCGCTAAAATCTCCACGGTAGTCTATGCACAAATAAGCGCTGGAACGGGTAGAAACCAAGCTGCTGTATTTACCGTACCCGCGGGTCACTCCTTCTACTTAGCGCGTATTGACGCTTTTTCTGCGACATCTACCGGCGCAAGCAAGTATGTAACTTTTTTAAATAAAAACACCTTTAGTGATGGTCGCATTTTTAATGTGGCGGAAACCACTTTTGCTCAACGAATGGACATTCATCGGGTTTTACCTTTTAAGATTCCCGAAAAAACCACTTTAGAGTTTCAGGTAAAAGTAAACTCTACCACGGCAGAAATAGGCGTGTTCGGTGAGGGTTATCTTGTTCAGGAGACTCCGTAATGGCAGAGCGCAAAAAAGCCAAAATGCCTCCCCGCAACAAGAAGAATTTTCGCCCCACTGAAAAAGGAGCGGGGATGACTAAGGCTGGGGTAGCGGCGTATAGACGCGCAAATCCCGGCTCAAAATTAAAGACTGCTGTAACAGGGAAGGTCAAAAAAGGTAGTAAAGACGCTAAACGGCGCAAATCATTCTGTGCGCGTTCTGCGGGACAAATGAAAAAATTTCCTAAAGCAGCTAAAGATCCAAACAGCCGTTTGAGGCAGGCCCGCAAAAGATGGAAATGTTAAAATGAGCAAACCAACAGTTGCAGAACTAGACAAGAAAGTTGAGGTTATTCAGGCCGTTTTACACCGGCTGGAGAACAACCATCTTGCTCATATGCAAAAAGACATAGATCGTCTGGATATAAAAGTCTGGGCTATTCTTGGCGGCATTGCTCTGCAACTTGCGGCAACAGTAATAGCATTAGTGGCAGTATTGACATGACACGAGTTAATTTAGGCGCAGGGGCTTGCCCTGTTAGAAAAATGGCAAAAGGTGGCGTCGTTAAGATGAAGAAGGGCGGCACTATATGCCCTGAAGGAAAAGCGTGGGCAAAGCGTACTTTTGATACGTATC